ACATTTGCTTGAACCTATGAAAGCTATCGTAAAAGAATTACTCGACGAGGGTAAAACTGTAGAAGAAATAGGAAAGCAGCTTGGCATGAAGCCGGAAGAGATATTCCGACTCTCAGACTTCTCCAAAGAGGACTTCCTGAAGATGATGATTAAGCCTAATCAGGGGTTTTCCAAAGCAGAGTTTATAACAAAGATATGATAATGTTGTAAATAGTATAGGAATGGCAAAAGCGAGGGAGTGTATGCTCCCTCTTTTTGTGCCCTACGATTGCAAAAACGAATAGGAGAGAGGTGGTGATATGCCAAGAGCACCGAGTAAAGATATAGCCGAAGCTGAGAAGTTGTTTAATAATGGAATACCTATGGTGGAAATTGCAAAAAAGCTGGGAATATCTGACGGAACTGTCCGAAGCTGGAAGAACAGATACGGATGGGGAAAGACATCAAAAAAAAACAAATGCAACGTTGCAAAAGAAAAAGATAAAAAGAACGCAACGTTGCAAAAGAAAAAGCGCGGCGGTCAGCCCGGCAATCAGAACTCTAAAGGCGTTTCTAAAGGCAAAGGAAACCCAAATCCGACACCGCCTCCTGATAGGACAAAGCATGGCGGATATGTTCCTGCATTTATGGACGCGCTTGATGAAGATGAACAGGAACTCGTTGCAACGATACCTATTGATACAGAAGCTCAGCTTATGGAGCAGATACAGTTGTTCTCAATTAGAGAACGCAGGATATTAAGAGCTATCAATAAGTACCGCGAGCAAAAGGGAGACGTTGCAGTCTCCAGCGTGGGAAAGTTTGAAGAAAAACGAACCTTTAAAGACAAAGAGGAAGAAGCTGAATATGATAGGCGCCAGCAGGCAAAGATTGAGAGTGGTGCAAAGCTGCCGGGTAAGTCCTACACAATTCAGACGAATACAACAAACAAGGATATGATTATAGCAAGGCTGGAGCAGGAACTGTCTACAGTGCAGGGAAAAAAGACAAAAGCAATAGAGGCGTTGTCTAAATATCGTCTTGAAATGCGCAGGCTGGAAAGCGAGAGTTCAGGCAATGAGGCTGTTGATGATTGGATAGCAGCTGTTCTCGGAGAGGACGTGAGCGATGATGAAGAATGATACGAAATCAAAAGCGTTGCGAAAGCGTTTCTTTCAGAAGAAAGTTCCTGAATACAGAGATGATCCCGTCACATTTGCACGAGAGGTTTTACGGTTTGAACCTGACGAATGGCAACGGGAAGCTCTTACAGACCTTGCAGGAAGTTCCAAAGTAGCCGTTAAGTCAGGTCAGGGCGTTGGTAAGACAGGTATGGAGGCTGCGGCACTGCTTTGGTTTATCTGTTGTTTTCCATATCCAAGGATTGTTGCAACGGCTCCGACGAAACAGCAGCTACATGATGTGCTTTGGTCAGAAGTTAGCAAGTGGATGAGTAAGTCTCCTTTGCTCTCAGAAATCCTTAAATGGACCAAGACATATATTTATATGGTTGGCAACGAAAAGCGTTGGTTTGCCGTAGCGAGGACTGCTACGAAGCCAGAGAATATGCAGGGCTTTCACGAGGATAATATGTTGTTCATTGTTGACGAGGCTTCGGGTGTCGCTGATCCGATTATGGAGGCTGTACTTGGTACTCTCTCAGGTGAAAATAATAAGCTGCTGATGTGCGGGAACCCTACAAGGACTTCCGGCACATTTTTTGATGCTTTCAATGGTGACAGGAGTATTTACAAATGTCACACAGTATCATCACTGAACAGCCCAAGGACAAATAAGGAGAATATTCAGTCCCTTATTCGCAAGTATGGCGAGGACAGCAATGTTGTCAGGGTGCGTGTGAAAGGCGACTTTCCGAATCAGGAAGATGATGTGTTTATGCAGTTGTCAATCATTGAGCATTGCTGCATGTTGGATTTACCTGATGACATTCCAATAAAGAGAATATCGTTTGGTGTGGACGTGGCAAGATTCGGTTCTGATGAAACAGTTATAGCGAAGAATGTAGGAGGAAACATAACCCTGCCGGTAATGTTCCGAGGACAAAGTCTTATGACGACTGTTGGAAAGGTTGTTCAGATGTACCGAAAGGCTGTAGCGGACTATCCGACGTACAGAGGAAAGATTTACATCAACATTGATGATTGCGGACTCGGTGGAGGAGTCACGGATAGGCTGGAAGAAGTCAGACAGGAGGAAAAGCTGAACAGAATGGTTATCGTTCCTGTTAATGCCGCCGGAAAGGTGCCTGATGATGTGATTGGGAATGAAAAGGCGAAAGCCTGTGACGTGTACGACAACCTGACAAGCTACCTGTGGGGAACTGTCAAAGACCTGCTGATAGCGGAAGAAATCAGTCTGCAAAATGATAATGAGCTTGTGGCTCAGCTTTCGTGCAGAAAATACAGACTTACAAGCAGAGGAAAAATGCTGCTTGAAAGTAAGGAAGATATGAAAAAACGAGGGATTGATTCACCTGACAGGGCAGACGCAGTAGCGTTATCCTGCTACGAGGTGAAGACGTTTAATATTAACAGTTTAGCAAATTAACAATAAGCAATTAGGAGGTGAGGATAATGCAGGATAATGAGCAGGACAGGGAGCAGAGGAAAGACGGATATCAGAATTTGTTAAGCAAGTATGGCACAAAAGATGATGTTTCAGAAAATTATGAGTTTACGGAAGAACAGCCTGTTGCCGACATGGAGCTCACCCTTAATTATGAGCAGAATGGATTATTTTCAAAGATTATTGATATTCCTGCGGACGACGCTGTAAGCAGTGGATATGTGTATGGTATCGATGATAAGGATATTGAAACATTCATAGAGGATTCACTTGACGAGCTGGACTTTGAAGCAAAGGCTTCTGAGGCTATAAAGTGGTCGAGGCTGTACGGCGGCGCATTGATAGTAATGATAATCGATGATGGCGGCGAGCTGACAGATCCTGTTGATTGGGACAATATTCACGGTATTGATGAGCTGCTGGTGTTCGAGAGACCTCTGATAACGCCTGACTACAACAGCATATACAACCATAATCCGAATGATAGGAAGTGGTCTAAATTTGGAATGCCTGAATTTTATGACGTATCTCCGATGTATGGAAACACATTCAGGGTACATGAAAGCAGATGTTTATTATTTAAAAATGGCACACTGCCACAGTCAAGTTCAAGGACGGAATACAGGTTCTTTGGAATGCCGGAGTACAGCAGAATACATAAAACATTGCAGGAAACAGTCACGTCACATGGCAATGGCGTGAAGCTCCTTGACAGAGCAGTACAGGCTATCTACAAAATGAAAGACCTTGCGCAGCTACTTGAAACGGAGGAGGGAGAGAATATAGTTCTCCGCAGGCTGAGAATTATTGATATGGCAAAAGGCATCATCAACAGCATTGCCATTGATGGCGATGGTGAGGACTATGATTACAAGACAATAACATTCTCCGGAGTAAAAGATATAATCGATACAACCTGTAATATGCTGTCAGCAGTAACCAATATTCCGCAGACAAAGCTGTTTGGACGCTCACCAGCGGGCGAGAATGCAACAGGTGAAAGCGATATGGAGGACTACTACAATTTCGTTAAGAAAATCCAAAAACTTAACCTGAAAAAGAACCTTGGAACGCTGATTGACATTATCTTACAGGCTGGTAAGTATAAGGGTGAGTTTGAGGACGTTCCTGATTACAAGCTGGAGTTCAAACCATTATGGAGCATGAGCGAGGCAGAGCAGGCGACTGTAGACCAGACAAAGGCAGCTACAGAGTTGACAAAGGCACAGACTGCACAGGTTTACGTTGATATGCAGGCTCTTGATGCCTCTGAGATTAGAAAACGGCTTGCTGAAGATGGAGAGTTTACCATCAATGATGTTTTGGACGAGGAAAATGATTGGAATGAGCTTGGCGCGGGTACAGCTCCTGAAGATGAGTCGCAGGAAACGTCTGACACAGCTTTATCAGAAATGAGTGAGGGAGCAGAACAGCCTAGCCAGCAGGACAAGCCGAAAGATGATATGGAGATGGACGAAGCTGTCACTCCGACAGGTTGCGGTGTCCTTGTTGTGAAAGATGGGAAAATCCTTGTCGGAAACAGAAAAGACAATGGGCTTTTATGCGGACCGGGAGGACATATTGAGGAGGGTGAGAAAGCCGAAGAAGCTGCCATAAGAGAAACTCGTGAGGAGTTCGGCATCAACATAGCTGAGACCATTCCTATCACAGTTATCTCCGGAATGCCTGATGAATACTGTCCTACACAGGTTTACTTATGCACAGAGTTTTATGGTAATCCGCTGGCATTTAATGATGAGATGGAGAATGCAAGATTTGAGAGCGTCAGTGAGATAATGGAGCAGGAAATGTTCTTGCCGTTTGAACTGTCTATCATAGCACTGCTTCATCACCTCAATAAAATAAACACAGATGATTATGATGATGAAAATGGTGGCTGGGCAACCATCAGAGGAAATCACTGTTATTTCAAAAATGGCATGATGATGTACGGAAATCCTATGGTGTTAGGTCAGGATATCGGATATGGCGGAGGCGGTGGTTCAAGCAGCAATGGTGGCTCTACAAAGTCAGAAAAAGAGAAGAAAGGCTTGAAAGAGTCTGAAAGTAGTGGTACTATGTATGTAGAAGAACAGATTCACCGATACGCAGAGAATCCAAAGGAACTCGGAGAAACAACGCATAAAGAAAAATACGATGATTTCAAAGAGAAAGGTGCTGATGTTCGACCACTTACACAGAGTAAAACATTAAAGAATGTTCCTTATGAAGATGGTGGAGGATATAAAGTAAATGATGGGAAAGATGGTATTTTTTCATATCATCCTGCAAAAGGCAGTCGTCATAGTGGTGAATACTACAAGGTTTCCACTGGAAAGACTGGAACAAAAAGGTACACCATGGAAGGTGAATTGAAAAAGGATTGACAAAGAGGTGAGATGTATGGATAAGTATTTCGATGGACTTCCGTTCAATAAAGTGACACTCTATGGAAGAGAATGCTATAAAGGACCAGATGGATGTTTTTATAGAGTAGATGAAGGGGACAATCTTGTGGCTCTTGAGTGTGCCGGAAATGAACACGATGTAGAGATAAACGATTTTGAGGACGTAGATTTATTTGCCAAGAAATCGAAGGATTTCGATATGTATGATGCCATAAGAACACTTCTCATGGAAGTTGCTTCGTAGAGTTTTTAGAAAGAGCAGAATAAAGTGACGGTTTTGAGCCTTGCGGTTACGTGAGGCTCTTTCTTTTGCCCTGTTGTGCTGAGATTTAGGCACTGCGGGGCTTTTTTGCACCCAATGATTAAACACACGAAAACACACGAAAACGCTCGGAAACACACGAAAACGCACGAAAGGAAGTGAAGCAGTATGGACGACGATTACAGGAAGCAGCTTATGAGGGAAGAAATCAAAAAGAATGTCAAGGGAAAAAGCACTGTGGCAGCCAAATATACTGCCAAATATCCTGATAGCGCAGAGCGTGAATATATCAGGGCAGTAAATGATTACATGGCAATAGAGAAAGAGGTTCTGCTGAAATATCTTCCGGAGCTGAAACAGATACTGAATGAGGGAACAGAACTTCACACCGATTCAAAAAAGGATAATGAGTGGAAAAGGAAAAATGCTAGGTTCTCTGGAATTGATGATACATTTGCTCGTCTTGGAGAACTGTTTGAAAGAATTAAGAAGTCACTGCTCAAGGCGTATGGAATGCACAGGCTGAAAGATATAGACAATGTATATGGAGCATACAAGCTGAGAGACAGTATTCGGAAAGTGGCTAATTTGAACCATAAGCTGACAATCGCCGAATGGAACAAGACAATCAATAAGACATTAGGGATAGATATTCGCAGTGATTATTATTCCGGCACATACTATCAGGAAATGCTGGAAAAATGGATATCCGAGAATGTCGATTTGATTAAGACAGTGCCAATGCAGTCGTTAGATCAAATTAAGGAAGTTGTATATAACAGCTATTTTAATGGCACTAGCACGACAGGGATTGTGAAAAACCTACAGAAGCAGTACGGAATGGATAAGAGGCACGCAAGACTGATAGCAAGAGATCAGACAGCAAAACTAAATTCACAAATCACTCAAAGCCAGCAAAAAGAGGCAGGCATTAAAAAGTACAAATGGTGTACTACTGGTGATGGCAGAGTACGCAAAAGCCATAAAGACTTAGATCAAAAAATATTCAGTTGGGATAGCCCACCTGAAACAGACAAGGGCAGACATTGCCACCCAGGGGAAGATTATCAGTGCCGTTGCCGAGCTGTAGCGGTATTTGATATAGATGAACTGGATTTACCAGTTTGAAAGGAGGAATAGGAGGTGCGAAAGTGAAGTGTTTAAGAATTGACAGTATTTCCATCGACAGGACGTATTACACCGATGAGGGCTATTTGGTAGATCATCCAATAGTTACGAAATGCGGCATCTTTGAGTATCAAAACGAAGATGGAAGTACGAGACGAGAACTACGCTTGCCCGAAGACGTCTTTAGTGAAAAATCGTTAAAGAGTTATAAGGGCAAGCCAATTATCATCACTCACGACGCGGGAGAAGTAGATAAGGAGAATGTGAGGCAGGAACAGATTGGCACGATTATGAGTGAGGGCTACAGGGACGGTGACAATGTCCGGTGCGAAATCATAATCCATGACACCAATGCACTTAAAAGGTGCGGCCTGAAAGCATTATCACTTGGATATTCTCTCGATACTGATGATACTCCTGGAGTGTACAGGGGAGAGAAATACGACTGTATACAGCGTAACATTGAAATCAACCATCTTGCTCTTGTCGGCGAAGCCAGAGCTGGAGAAGCTGCAAAGCTAAATATAGACGGCAGGGACAATGAGGTGGGTTTACAAATCTTAAAAGGAGGTAAGGCTACTATGTACAAGCCAAACACAAAAGGCCGCAGGGCTGATGAAGGCGATGAGTTATCGCCGGAGGAAATGGAAGCTGCTATTGCTCTCTTTAAGGCACAGCAGGCAGCACAGCAGGCAACAGGCGAGGGAACGGACGGAGAGGACGAGCCATTGCCGGAGCCACAGGGCGACGACGATACGCAGGAAGAAGATAAGACACCTGCGGATCAGGTACGCGAAAACATTGACCGCAGGGATTCCGAGGGTGAAAATCTGACACCGGAGGAAATAATTGCAGAGCAGAAGGAGGACCTCAACACGCTTCTCAACGAGATTGACAAGCTTCAGGCAGCGAGTGATATGAATGGCGACAGCGATGAGGATGATAAGCCGACAGAAGCTTGTGCTGCTGATTCAGATGATGATGAAACAACAAATGCAGATGAGGGAGAAGATACTCCTGAGCAGGACAAGGATAAGGGCGTCAATATGGATTCTGTTGATAAGATTATCAAAGACAGGCTCGACATCTGCCGCATGGCTGACAAGCTCAATCTTGACGGCGTAGATAAGCTCTCTGTAACAGAGGGCAGGAAGCGCATCATCAAGGCTGTTAATCCTAAAATCAATCTTGATGGAAAGAGCAACAGCTACATCAGCGCTGCTTACGATATAGCAAAGCAGTCTTTCAATGAGAGAAAGAGCACTGATGAGCAGCGTCAGAAGATGGTTGCAAATAAGGTTCGCCGGGATGCGAAAACGGAATGCAATTCTAATTCAGCCCGTAAGAACATGATTAAGAGAATGACAGGAGGTAATGAGTAATGAGCATGGCAGCACAGACAAGTTATAATTTTGGCTTTCCTAAAGGAGTAGCCGGCGGGCTGTTTGATTTATCAGCCCACGAAGTTGCTACAAGGCAGGCGGAGGGTTCAGACATCTCTTTCGGTATCGGCGTTGTTACCGGGACTAATAAGGGAGTAGATGTTGCTGTTCCTACATCTTCTGCAAAGGCGACAGACTTTGAGGGTGTCGTAGTACACAACTCAGTTATGGTGGAGAAAGACATGGACAACAATGTGGTTATCGATGGCAAGAGAACTGTCGGTTGTCTCCATTATGGCAAAATCTGGGTAAAGACCGGAGCAAAAGCGGCACCGGAATACAGAGGTAAGGTATATCTCATCACAGACGGAGCAGAGGCAGGACTTTTCACGACAGAGAGCGACACAGACGCTACAAAGGTTGAGGTCAGCGCTATCTACCTCGGTGAAACAGATGATGGCATTGCAAACGCAGAATTTTATCCTGCAACAACAAAAACTGAATAAGGAGGGTTAAGCAATGAAGGAGTTTAACACAGATGACTACAACGCATTAAAGAGTTCTACCCTTATTAAAGGGCTCGCAAGCAGCGGAGAACTCAGGTTTGATAGCGCTGAGTCCGCATCGGTATTTTTCGCAAGAGAGCTGGATCAGGTAAAGGCTAAGACATACGATAAGCAGTACCCTGAGCTTTCAGCCCTTGCAAATTTCCCTATTACATCAGAGGTGAATGAGGGAGCAGAAACAACGACATACTACAGCTACGACATCACAGGCATGGCTTCAATCATCAACAACTACGCAACGGATTTGCCAAGGGTTGACGTTAAAGGAGAATCTCATACTGCAAACATTAAGTCTATCGGCGACAGCTACGGCTACAATGTGCAGGAGATGAGAGCTTCACGTATGGCTGGAAAGTCACTTGACGCACGTAAGGGAGCAGCTGCAAGGAGAGCTTCTGATTACATGATTAACAAGATTGCTTTTGCAGGTGACAAGAAGCATAACCTCATTGGTATCTTCTCAGAGGATAATGATATACCTCTCTACACTCTTTCTGAGGTAGAGGTTGATGGTGCAAAGCATACGGAATGGACATACAAGACAGCAGACCAGATTCTTGATGATATCAATGGAATGCAGAAGTTCATTGATAAGATTACAATGTCAATTGAGAAGCCTGATACGCTGGCGTTGCCTTCATACATCTATATGGACCTTGCCACAAGGAGAATTCCGGACACAGAAACAACAGTCCTCAGCTTCATCAAGGAGCACGCGCCATATCTCAAAAACTTTGAGAGTATGGCAGAGCTTCAGGATACAGCAACAGACATCAATACAAGTGGAAAGAGTATTGCATTTATGTATACGAAAGATCCTGATAAGTTCTCACTTGAGATTCCGCTCCCGTTCTATCAGTATCCGCTTCAGGTACAGAAGCTGGAAACGGAAATTCCATGCGAAACAAGAACAGCCGGACTTATCATCTACTACCCACTGTCAATGCTTCTTGCGTATGGCATTTAATTGAAGGAGGTCTATATGAAGGTTATAAATAAGTCGAGAAAGATTATTAGTATCAATGGTGAGCCGTTCCTGCCTGGCAAGGATATGGGGCTCCCAGAAGGATTTGAGAAGAACCCTTGCGTTGAATACTATCTCGCTAAGGGCATTTTGGTTGACGCTGCGCAGTCTGAACAGGCTGCGTCTGTCTCCGGCATAAGTGACGAGGAAAAGGCGAGGATTGCAGAGGAAGCAGTTGCAAAGTACAAGGCAGATGAAGAAGCCCGCGCCGCTGCACAGGCTGAGAAAGAGGCTGAAATCAATGCTGTAAAGGCAATGAAGAAGAAAGAACTCTTGAAGAAAGCTGCAGCTCTTTCTATTGAAGTTGAGGACAGCGACGACGAGGAGACCGTAAGGGAGAAGATACTTACTGCTCTTGCAGAGTAGGAGGTGACTTCCAATGGAAGCCTTAGAAATTATCAGGGCAACAATGAAAGAGTTTGAGTCTGCTGATGATGATACAGTTACCACATTCATATCTCTTGCAGAGCCGCTTGTGAGCAAAAAGAGGTTCGGTAAACTGTATCAGCAGGCTTTGGCATATTTGGCAGCGCATAAAATGAAGCTCTCAGGCTTGGGTACATCATCTGTTGGAATAGGTTCAATCGGGGACACCATAGGCTTATCTTCTGTATCAGAAGGTGAGACTTCGGTGTCCTTTTCTAATAGCCAAGCTGGGAATACCACTGCGGATGCCGAGTATGGACTGACAATTTATGGAATGCAGTTTCTGCAATTACGCAGGAGCTGCATTGTTACCATAGTGTCAGCAGGAGAAGCCAATGTCGGCCAAAGTTAAAAAGGACACTCTGACTGCAGAGGGCAAGAAATTTATGAAAATGCTTAAGGACATGAATAATCTTGAGGTAAGGATAGGTATTCAGGAAGGACCTGTGTACGAAAAAGAAAGCGGTAAAGAAGTATCGGTTGTAAACGTGGCACTATGGAATGAATTTGGAACCGAAACCATACCGTCAAGACCGTTTATGCGTGACAGTGTAGATACGAATTCCGACAAAATCAATGCTCTTTTGCAGGCAGAAAAAAAGAAACTTCTGAATGGTGGCTCTGCGGAGGAAGTTTTAAATGAAATAGGTGATTTTCAAGAAAGACTTATGGTGGAACAGATTAAAAACAATTCTTATGCAGAAAATAAGGAACCTTACAAAAGGAAGAAAGAGCGGGAAAATCCTCCTGCTGTTCCTCTTATTGACACAGGTAAGATGTGGCAGTCAATTCACCATGTGATAGCTAGGAAAGGGGAGTATGACTAATGCCGTTCTTCAAAAGCAATTACACATTACGGCGCTATGGAGAAGATACTATTGTCAATGGTTATCCGACAGCGACGTATACAGACATTGAGGTTACGCTTGACGTGCAGGAAATGTCAGCTGATGAAGTTATCGAAGCTGGAGGAAGCTCGGATAAAACCATGTTGAAAGCATTTGGCGATTTTCCGATAAGCTGCTCAAAGCAGGAAGATGGCGTAAGGTCAGATGAACTTTTCTACAATGGCAGATGGTATAAATGTATGTCTTCACGATACAGCAGAAATACCATCATAAGGCATTGGACTTCAGCGTTTGAACTTATTCCGGAAAGCACGAACACGAATCCGAGGCTGGAAACAGAAACGGAGGTAGAGCAATGACACTGGAAGAAGTTAAGCAGGAGCTATATGACATAGTTGCAAAATATCACCCCACTGCAATGGTGGTTTGGGAGAAGACTAAAGGAGTCAAGCCCAGACCACCTTATATTACGTTGGGGTACAGCAACCTTGACAGGTCTTCACATCGTATCGCAACAGAGGCATGGGACCACATGTATTACAATTATACATTTACCTTTGCAATAAATCTTTATACATTGGGAAAAGAGATTAAGCTGAACGGAGCATCTACCGGAGCTTATGAGAATACTGCTGTAGAGGATTTGGAGGAATTTATAAGGTTCCTTGATTCAGATGAGATTACGGACCTGTTAGCAGATAAAGGTGTAACGATTGTGTTGAACCCACCCATCAGGGATTTGTCAGAACTGATAGGTGACACAAAATTTAACTACCGCTCCATGGCTGAGTTTTCCGTAACATTTGTCGGTACGGCAGATGGAAGATATGGCGTCATGGGAGACGTTGCACCTAATTCAAGCGGTGGCGGTTCAGAAGAATTTGCAGAGGCGGAAATCTCTGCGATTACAAACGTAATAATACAGGAGGAAAACGACGATGGCAACAATTAGGAATAATCTTGATGATATCGTTAAAACCGATATCGAGATTTCTACTCCAGGTTCATCAGATGAAAGCTTCAGCAACATTCTTATGGTTGTTGAGGCGCCTGACGGAACAGGGACTGAAACCATAGGAACAGCACCTATAGCAATATCACAGGCTTCAGAGCTGATTGACTATGGCTTTTCCAGCACACATCAGGCATACATCATGGCTACTGTGGCTTGCTCACAGTCTCCGTCTCCGGACACAATCTATGTGATTGTAAGACAGGCTGCTGAGGAAAAAGACGGCGCAGCAGATTATGAGACCATGACAGATGTGTTAAACAGAGCTCTTGAAGCAGGGGGATGGTACGGCATTGCTTTATCAAAGGCATTCTTAAATAAGGCTGATTTGGAGGAGACGATTAAGTGGACTGAAAGCAATAATAAGCTGTTCGGTTTCACCTTTACCGAAAAAGAACTCCCGGTCAACACTACAAATTATTTCAGGAGCTTTGCTGTGTATGGTGGTGGTGTTCCTGATGAGGAGGTTACACCTGATGAGAACTACTATATTTCACTTGCCATGATGGCGAAGTGCTTTGGATACGATCCGGGAAGTGAAACATGGGCTTTGAAAGCTCTCGCAGGTATTTACCCTTGCAAACTTTCAACCACGATGAAGAAGTATTGTGACAGCAACAACATCACATACTTTACGACCTATGCGAAGAAGAACATCACAAGCTCTATGGGCGGCAAGGTTCTTGGAAATGAATGGGTTGATACTATCAGGTTTAGAGACTGGCTGAAAAATGATATTCAGGAAAGAGTATTCAATTTGCTCGTCCTGAATCAGAAAGTACCTTTTACAGATGAGGGCATTACAGCCGTCGAGGGCAAGATAGAGGAGTCACTGAAGGCAGGTCAGAAGGTAGGAGGCATTGCTCCTACAGAGTATGACGACGACGATAACGAGATACCGGGGTACACTATCACAGTTCCAAAATCATCAGAGCTGACGGACAGCCAGAAGGCATCAAGAGAGCTTACGGGCGTCAAATTTAAGGCTAAGCTGGCAGGAGCTATTCAGGCTGTAGAGATTAGCGGAAATCTCGTTTATGCGTAAATCTAATGGAGGTGAAGAAGAATGGGTGCAAACAGGGTAACAACTTATAATCCCAAAAAAGTAACGGCTGCATTCGGAAATCATATTGCAAGCGGTTTTGACGAGGACAGCTTCATCACAATCGAAGCGGCAGGCGACGGAAATACTTATGTATCCGGTGCGGATGGAGAGGTATGCGTCAGCGTTGATCCGTCAAATCTCTACACTGTAAAGGTAGTGCTGTTGCAGAATTCTGTTACCAATGCATGGCTAAACAAGAAGTATGAGCAGATGAAGTCAACGGGTGACGGCTTTTTCCCTGTAACGATTAAAGACCTTGTAGGGGCTGAGAAGTTTGCAGCCTCTACGGGCTGGATTACTAAGCCTGCCAGCAAGGTATATGGCAAGGCTCAGAACAGCCGAGAGTGGGAAATTGTTGTTGCAGATGGTGTGGCAAGCTAATAAGCAGGAGGATTTGACGAATGGCAAAGTTAAGGCAGATAGAACCAGTCAAGGAAACGATTGGTGATTATACCTTTTATATCCGTCCATTCCCAGCTATGGTAACAGCAGAAATGACAGGAGATTTGGCAACAATGCTGACTCCTGTCCTTGCTGCTTTACTGCCATTGGTTGGAAACAGTGAGGGCGAGGACGACAGCGAAAGCGGCATCATGGATATAGATGTTAATGATGCGGCAGGAGCAATATCAAAGGCAATGGTAGGATTTTCAGGCAAGAAAGTAGCTGAAATGATGAAAAAGCTGCTTATTACCAATAAGAATATTGTAATTGAAATAACGGATTCAGATACGGGAGACGTCACGCAGGATTATCTTGACATGGATACTGTAAACGAGATTTTCTGCGGCGAGGTGCAGGATATGTTCATTCTTGCATTCTACGTTATTCGTTTAAATTTCAAAGGTTTTTTCAAGAAGCTCGCCGGCCAATATGGAAATGTCGGCGAGGGATTAGTGAAGAAAGTGAGAACGATATTGTAAACTATGGCACTTTCGACGCTTCGCAGTTTACGGAGCTTGAACTCCGTATGTATACCCTAATCAAAGCAAAGCTGGCTTCAAAGTTTGAGTTGGAGGAGTATTACACCCTTGACGAAGCTTTGAAGCTTTATTCGTTATATCAAATGGATATGGATATACAACGCTGCAAAAATGATGAGTTAAAGGAGGGGAGGAAAGGCGTATGACTATAAGAGACATTGCGGTGGCATTTGGTATAAATGTTGACGAGAAAAGCGTCAGCGAAGCCGAAAAGACCATCAAGAGCGTAAAGAGTTTTGCGCTAAAAGCTCTGGGAGCTATCGGAATAGGCTTCTCCTTTTCTGCCTTAAATTCGCTTGCTGAAGAATTTGGAGAGGTAAACGGACAGGTTAATAACATCACAAAGGGACTTGGCGACCAGCAG